TGTGGATGTGTAGTAGAAACTCCCAATCTATCACACATTTCTTTATGATTGTCTTCCATCAATTCAACTGCATATAACATATTGTCTAATACATGATTAAGAGAATGATATTTAATTAATTCATCTTTTAATGCAACTAAAAAATTGCCATTACCTGCGGATGGGTCTAAAAAAATTGAATCAGGATTAGTTCTTGTATTAAGGGGTATTTCCTCAACCATTTCAACACACAATTTCATAGGAGTAAAAACTTCTCCATTCAAATCTATTCTGTCATCACTTCGTTTTATATCAGAACCAATTAGTTCATTATGTTTATTCTTCATAGTTGTGATTGAATGTAATCAATTTGATTTGAAGTTAAAACCTTTGTAATAGGAGTATTTGGTAATCTTGAAAGAATTGCACTTGACAATCTTCCACCTACTCTAGTTTGTTCTATAACCCAACGATATAATGGGTTATCTAAAATATTTTTAGTTTTAAGTGCATCATCTTCTGTATCAAAATATTGAACATCACAACTCTGGTCACAAACCATTGTGTCTGAAACAACAATCTCATACTTAAAAGGTTTACCCATATGTGGTATCATCATTTTCCATTTACCATAGGTTATCCACTTTACTTTTCCATATTTAATTTTCTCATTTGCTTTGTATGCGTAAGGATATTCTTCAGTTTGAATAGGACTATAATCTTTAGCAATATCATCTGCTTCCTGTTTTGAAAACCCATCTTTCTGAAGTTTCTTAGAAATAGATACTACCCTTGCAGCATCTTTGATTGATATATCAAACTTCTCACTATCATAGTCAATTAAAGTTTGAATAATATCTTGCACTTTTTTATCATTATAAATTTTTACTGTTTTATCTGTATCAATAGTAAAATCATCATTTACAGTTGATTCATTTCCCTCTGTAATATTATTCTGTGCTACCCAACGACATATTTTAGTTCCAACCTTTGGAAAAAATTGATTTACGTCAGTATAAACTTTTTTTAGATTAAGTTTACGTTTTTTACCAAGAATTACATTAGTAAATGTGTCGCCACCATTTAAGATATTAGTAGGTGTAATAAAAGACATCCATCCATTTTCTTTTAGTAGTCCTCTACTTAAATCACTTATTTTCCACCATAAAGCACCAGTACCAGAACCATTTAATTCTCCATTTCCATTATTTGATTGGTATGGGGGGTTTGCAATAATTACATCAAATTTCATTTTTTTGTTTAGCAATTTGTTTAATTCTGGTAGTTTGTTATCATTCTTCTCATATATGACATTTATCTTATCATCAATCTGTTTGATTGCGTAGATGTGACATTCATCATTTTCCCACACCATAATATTTTGGGGTTCACATCCTTTTTCAATTAATCTTTGTGAATGTAATCCACTTGGGTCACTAATAATTAATATTTTACCACATATCGGCACTTCCGTCAACACTTTATCTAATAGTTCCAATGGTATTTGTTGTTGTGATTTTCTTGAAACAGATAACTTATCAAGAGTTTTAGAATCATCTTGACTTATTGAATAACCTATGTCAATGAATAATTGATTAATTCTTCGATTTAAAACTCTTTCATTTTCATATCCAAACTCTAAACATTTTTGTAGGATATTAATATTATCTCCTGTATCATTAATATAATGTTTTGATTTTAATAATGAGAAAACATTACAAGAATTATTACCGTCTTTTATCTCACGATATATCACAAGTGGTAATCTCTCTTTGATTGCCTTCACAGTTTTTTCTTTATGTGATTTTGTATTTTCAATTTCTTTTGCTTCTCCATCCTTAATTTTATTTTTTTTACCTTCAGAATCATTAGTGAATAAATTAACATCCTTTATAATGTTAGAAACAGATGGTCTTAAATGTAAATTTAAAAAGTCAATCTCATCTAATATATTTTTATTACCAACAGGTGTATTTGCCATCAATTTAATAGCATTTGATGGGTCATCTGATAATATTTTACTAACAAGATTTTCATCTAATTCTTTTTCTCCATCCATCCACTCAATAATTGGAAAATAGTCAGTAAGGTAATAATCAGCAATATCAGGGTTTCTATCACAAGCAGAGAAATATAATTCTCTTATTGAACATAGACACCTCTCAGGAGAGTAATCAATGTAAGTCCAATCTTTTGATGAACTACCACCTCTAAACATTACTTGTGTCCATACCTCAACAGATTTACCTTCACTAAAGTTTACTACTGTGTCTATCTCCTTAACCGTCAATCCAAGAACATTTGCAAGTTTTGTTATTATAATTGTGCCACTAGGATTGTCTTTAATATGTTTTTCAATAGAACTTTGGTCTTCTTTTGTATCTCCTGTAACAACTAATGGAGAAAATCTTGTCGATGAAAATACTTCTTCAATAGCGTGAGCAGCTGGTACAGAATTGATTGTTAAAAATATGTGTGTTGAATTTTTTAAAAGACGTTGATTAGGTTGTATGTGTCTTTGATTACCAAATTCTGAAATAACAAAATCTAAAACTGCGTTATGGTCAATAAAATTACCATCATCATCCACATTAAATATATTTTGAAGTGCGTCAGGTTGTTGTCCAAAGTATTTTTTACCACCTGTAGTATCATATTTCCTATACATAACCTTAACAGAGGGTGCATCTAATCTCTTACTTAATTTTTTATCTCTTTGCTCTTCAAAATATGTGTAAACATATTTCATAGAGTCTGCAAAATCATCTTGAAGTTTGTATGCTGTGCCACTTACATAAATTACTGGACAATTTAGTTTTTTATTAATCCTTTTCCAATCACTTGCATTGTATCCAACGTGTGCTTCATCATAAACAACTAAATCTATTGGTAAATTTTTTATCTTTTTAAATCCCTGTATTGTGCCGACTAATAATATTTTCTTGTCAGTTTTAGACCATAACTTGTACTGTTTTTCCCATCCGTTTATTTTTGTGTCAATGGCAATAATATTTTCAAAATTTTTAAAACTCTCAGAATCATTAATCCAAGATTTTTTAGGAGAATTAAATCTTGATAGTACTGCTGATACCTTAACATTATCTAATTTATCTATTGCACTTAAGACCATAACAGACTTACCAGACCTACACTTTGCAAACAATAAAAAATCTAAGGAACTATCCCAATCTTTCCAAGAATTAAGTATTTTATTAACAAAATTAACTTGATGCTCATATAATTTTAATTCATTAAGTGTCTTTGATACCTCCTTTGATTTTTCTTTTTTATATCTTTCCAACTCATATTCTGCTTTCTCTACTGTTATATCAAAAAATTCTCTATCTTTATCTTCTCTACTTCTTTTATATCCTTGCTTTTCTAACCATTCGTGAAAATCTTTATCCTTAAAGTCAACGTCATACTCTCCCATACATATAAGTGGTTCTGGATTTGAAGTCGTATCTTGTTGTCCTATGCGGTCTAATACAGTTTGTGTTTCTGAATGACCAATTTTAAGGAAAGGAATTTTATTCAATTTTATTCTATTCTCATACCAAGATAAAGTTGAATAGAAATAAAGTTTAATCATTAGTGTTCTTTAGATATTATTAGTATAGCAATTCTGTTAGTGGATTGGGATTATCTTGTGTCACTTCATCAACTGTCTGTAATCTTTTTTCTGCTATGGTATAGTAATCTGTATCCCTCTCAATGCCAATAAAGTCTCTATTAGTATTCAGAGAAGCACTACCAGTAGTTCCTGATCCCATACAAGGGTCAAGAACTGTATCTCCCTCATTTGAGAAAGTTCTTACCAAATATTCATATAATGCTATTGGTTTTTGTGTTGGATGTAATTTACCCTCATCCTCTGCTGTCTTAAAGTATAGGACACTTCTTGGATACCTTGTACCTTCAGTATTTTTAACGTGAACTGCTTTTGTTTGTTTTCCATACTGAATTGCATCACGAATTGCTTTTCCTTTATCGTATGGTTTACCTACCGTCATCTGTGGATTATATGTTGGTTGTTTCTTATAGAATACAACTATATCCTCATGCGACCTCATAGGTTGTTTTTTTGCATTAAGATAACCAGTTGACTTTGATTTCTCCCACACTAAACAATACTTAAAGTCACTATAATTAGTAGATATTAATACAGATGTAAATGGTTGTGCTGCTGTACTTACAATAGCACAATTAGGTTTACATATGATGCTAACATAATGCCAAAATTTATCATAATCAATAATCTTATCCCACTCATTACGTTTTTTATTTAATGTTCCATATGGAAAATCTGTTAATAATAAATCAATACTTTGTGGTTCAATGTTAGGAAACACATTAAACATGTCATCATTATATAATTTCATTAATTAATCTAGTTTATAAACTATTATACACCATCAGGTGTTACCTTGCAACATCCCCCAAGTTGTGAGAATATATTTGTCCTGTCCTATTGGTGGATTACCTCGATGGACATGAGTGAACCCTGCTGGCCAAATCACCACTGTTCCTTCAACTGCATTTATTCTTTTATTTTGATATAAGAACTCAGTTTCACCACCATTCTCGATTGTATTAAGATATGCTTGAACTACAAATCTTCTCGTTGCAACATTGAATGAAGCATTTTCATAATGCCACATATGAAATCCACCACCTATTGGTATTCTTTTTGCTTTTACATCATATAATAAAAAATTTCCTCTTCCTAAAACACTATAATCTTCTAGATAATTATCAACACAATTTTTTATTGAAGGTAGAAAAGAACTTGCTAATTTATCAAATGATGGTAGATCATATTCATGATTTCTAAAGTTAAGAGTCTCATGATCTCGATTATGAAGTTTATCTTCTTCTCTTGTTAAAATTCCATCTTCCCTTAAATTATCAATGTGTTCTATCCAACTCTTACAATATTCAGTTGATAAAGCATTTTCATAAATTGAAATAAAATCAGTAAGCATAATAATTTAATAATTATAATTTAAATATGTGTATGATCAGTCGATAGCACCAACCCCAATACCTCCACTTTCACTACCAATAAGTGTGCTGCCAGCTTGAACAGAAGAGTTAGTATAGTATATAGACTTACCATTATTACCTGCTGCTCCTCCAGGTTCAGCAGATGCATAAGAACTAGTCGGGTGAGATTGTTCTGCTGTGCCACCACTTTGTGGGGGATCAACCTCATCACCACCATTTCCACCTTTTCCACCTCGTACAAAAACTGAACCAGCATTATAAGGAAATACAGCACCACCACTTCCACCTGTGTCTTCAGTTCCATTTTCACCCGCTTTTCCATTGTAAGATCGCCCAGTGACTGAGGTTTCACCTCCACCAGGATTAAAACTACCTGTGCCCCAATTTTCTCCAGATTTTGAACCACCTACACCTTCAGGGAGTCCTGCTCCTCCTCCACCACCAGAACCTGTTCTTCCATAGTCAGTAGGACTGGAATTTGGATCAATAGCACCACCACTTCCACCACCTCCACCACCAAATCCACATCTTAATACACCATTATTGTTAATTACTGCTGGATATTCAACACCTAAAGCACTAGTACCATTCCCACCTGGAAAACCTGCTGTAGGTGGTGAATGTACCCTTAAGCTTGGATTACCACCGTTTCCTCCAGCACCCAAAATTTTTCCATTCGTTCCAATTTCTACTTGTAGTTCTGTGCCACCTGGCCAATCTCCAGTTCTAAGTGCAACATCAGATATATTTCCATCATTATTACCACCAATTTTTTTATTTACATTTACAATTACTCTTTTACCACCTTGCCATGCGTTTAAAGCAGGTCTTGTTCTAAATCCACCTACAACTGTTACTTTACTAGGTTGATTATTATATCGATTCCTAGCATTCATAGTGGTTGCACCTAAATCTCGTTTTATCTCTGTGCCACCACTATAGTAATCAACTACCATATTTAATTTTTTACCATAAAAATCACTAAATTTAATTTCACCATCAGTAGGTATATGATTATCTAATGGTAAATTAGATAATGATCCAATATCTTTATTTAAAAAATTTGAATCACTTGAACGATAACTACCTAAACTTCTAGTTGAAGTGCTTCCAAATTCATCTTCGATAGCTGAAAATGATAGTGGTGGATTTGGACCACCTGGTGCTGCAGTAACAATCGTCATCTTCCGTACACTCCTCTTGGAAATAGTAATCCACGATGTGGTCTTCTTCCTCTCAATTCACCTCTTTGTGATTGTGGAGAACCAGAGGGAGTTGAAAAATCAGTTATATTATAATTAACAGGTGAACCAGAACCACTTTGTGCTCTTGTTAGTGAGGAAAATGTAGCTGAAGCAACACTTGATAGTGCTGCCTTCTTTGTTGAATCAGTTCCACTGACAACAGATCCCACTGTCCCATGATTAGAATAAATGCTGCCTGTTGTGTCATTAATATCAATATTCTTAATTGCCATTATGTTGTCCTCGCTAAGAATAGCATACCAATTGTTGTTCCATTATTATTACCATTTAATCCAGTTTGCTGCTGTTCATATCCTGCAAGAATGATTTCATAAACTTCAGTTGCACTGATAGTTACAGTGTCACCTGTTCTGAAGAAAACTTGATCTGGAGTCGTTGCCACTTGTAACATTGCAAAATCATCTGGTAAATAATAAGGTACTGGTAAGAGATTATTAACGACTGGAATACCTTTTATAGGCTTATAAAAATTAGCAGAAGAATTTACAGATTTGTTATTATATTGGTCAAATGTAGCATCTCTATAATACGTTATCACTTCATCATAATTATGATAGTTATAAGTGGCAATATTACTAACATAATCTGTTGTAAAATCATATCTACTTGTTTGACTGCTTTGTGCGTTACTATTTCTTGAAAACCCATATGATGCTGCTCTTGCTTTTCCATATTCATTTACTGGTTCTTTTACACCATAACTATACCAGTCATATTGAGTGTTACCATATCTCATTTGAATACCTCTATTAAGAGTAAGGAACTCTGTGATAGTATCTTGAAATACATAATCTAAATCATAAACACCACTACCGTGTTGCGATCCTCTAGATATGCTAAAAGTTGCAAATGGAACAAAATTATTATCTATG